GTAATTTCTAATGTTCCATCATTATGAATACGACCTAATCCACTTCCATGCTGTGAAATATTCATCTGGTGGCCAGCGTCGTTCTTAGAACATAACTGCATAGCAGTATTACCTGCTGCACCTTGATCGTTTGAACCTACTTCTAAAAAGCAGTTAGGTCCGAATGATTCAATTTGTCTTTTTTCTTGACTTGGATTGCTCATACTGTTATCGTACCAATCTCATTAATTTGAACATTTTCGCTAGGTGAAACACAGTCAATAACCTGTAATAGTCTGTATTCCTTAGTAGATCTCTCAAAGTTAACAACTGGATTAAGAATAGCACCCACACCCGTTGCACTTCTAATCAATATATCTGGTAATACTGTATATGGAACTTGATTAACAATTTCAACTCCAGCAATAGTTCCATCTGAATCAACAATTAATTTTAAGTTATCATCAGGTATAAAATCATTCTGTGTATATCCAGATCCAGGGTCATCAACAATAATTTTATCTATAAAGAATTCCTTCTTCCCAATATACCCTTCCGTTGGATAATTTTCTCCTTCACTAATAAGAATAACATCTGTTACTTGACCAAATGTTGGTGAATTTTGATTTTCATCAATAATTGCTCTACCAAAAGCACCATATCCTTGATCACAATTATCAGTAAATGCAACAAGTGGTGCTTCTGTATATCCTTCACCAGGAGTAGTGATATTTACACCAGCAATACTTGCGGTTTTTTTAAATGCTCCTAGTATATCATCTCTATCTAATTTGTCAATAAATTTACCAAGTATAACCTCTCCAGCAGCACCACTACCATCACCACCAAAAAATTCTATCTTAGGTGCTCCACAATTAAACATATTACTTGTATTACATGATGATAATCCATCAGGAGTACCAACTTTTGTTCCAAAAATACTCCATTGTCCATACTCTTCTTCAAAATCACCAATTTTCTTATCTACCCCATCAGTCATTTGTCCACCAAGTTCCAATGCTTTATCCATAAGACTTTTTTGTTGGTCATTACTCTTAGGTGGTACTAGTCCACCACCAATCTTATACTTTGCACTAGATACACATCCTTTTGCACCTTCACCACAACTAAACAAACCAGATGCTTTTGATATCAAATCGACCCCAGAACTAAGAAAACTTTTCACTTTAAATAAACTTCCAATACCAAATCCACCAAAAATTTTAGATATTGGATTCAAAAATGGTGAAACCATTTTATCCATAGCACTAGTAATTTTACCAGCAAGAGCACCAGCAAACTCTTGAACGGCACAGGTAGGAACACTCAATACATTCTTCACCATTCCAGTAATCATATCTTCAATAGTACCAAGTAAAGCACTAGTGACCTTTTCAGTTAGACATCCCATTGCCGTCATTACTCCTTTCACTGGACCTAATAAACTGTCCTGAATTTGAGTAATTCTTGCTATAGCTGCTAATACTGGTCTACCAGTAGCAGCGTAAGTTGTGAAGATGAAAGTTGAAATACCAGCAAGACCTCCTTTAATCCACCCATTCATTCCATCAGACAATGCATTTGTTAATTGTCCTACAAATCCAGTTGATGCTGCTTGAATTTTACTAACAACTCCTTTGATTTCTCCACTCAAAGCACCTGGAAGTGAATCAAGTGCAGTGATCTTATTCATAAAATTCTTTAGATCTACATCAAGAGTATCAAAGAAATTATTCCTACATGGATCTGCACCCATCACAAACTTACCAATAGTAGGTGAAAGTGGTTTAACACACTCCTTAAAAGGTTTCTTATATTCTGCTAATTGACTTAATCTTGTAGCAGCATCAGACTCAGATAGTTTTCCAATTGCATTATCACTTAATGGGTTAACATTAGCAAGTGATGGAATAGCATTTTTTACATCAGCTATCTGATTCTCCCATCCAGAAGGAGCATTCTCAATCAGAGATTTGTACGCACTTATCTGATCTGTTGAATATGAAAGTGGTATTGTGGTCATTTATATAATATATCCTGTTAGTTATTTAGCAGTTAACCTAGAAGTTTCTTTAAAGGTTTTTTAATAGCACCTACTTGAGCAGGTAAATTAGGATCTATTCCCATTTTTTGCAACCCTTTCAGTGGAATACCTCTACCTTGACCACCACCTTTCCGACTTCCCTTACAATCTTTTAATCCAGGTGTAGACACATTATCTTGTTCATTAAATTCTTGATTACCTAATAGTCCTTGCTTAGTTTGATCAGTCCATCCAGCTTTAGCATCCATTTTCCCTTCACCACGTTTTTCTACAGCAGATCTTGGTAATACATTCTGAATAATTGGTCCTTGCTCATCAGCAGAAAGAAATATTCCCGTCACCGTATCTCCTTGGGAAATTTTTGACGTTTTGAGCATACCACGACCACCAGAACCATCAGTTACACCTAAAGCACAAGTAGCATAGATAACATCTTTATCTTCTACATCATCTCTATTTGAATAATCACCCATAAGACGAACTTTATATCTAATTCCCCATGCCTTTACACCAGATGATTGTTCTTTTTGAGCTTCAAAAGAAACTACCTTACCAATCCAGAAAGGAGATCCCTTATCACTTATAGACTTTTTAGCCTCATCTATTCCTAAATTTCCAAATCCCATTATTTTTTACCTGTATGTAATCCATATGTATCACGAACCAAAGTTAAAGAAGTAATTGATTCATTAGCACTAAAACTATGGCATAGATGTAATATAAGGTATTTACCACTTTGATGTTTGTTAATACCCTCATTACACTTCTCTGAATTTAAATTTTCAATCTCTACTTTTACCACATCACCAGCTACAAGACCAAGATTACAAGGAACTTGTATCTCTAACTGTTGAGTATGAAGTGTATTATACCTCATTGTAGATTTTGCTTGCCATTCTAAAGGACTGTTATTAACAGCATCACTAACTCCTGTCTGTAAACTACCAACATCCAAAACATGCATATTTGTTCTTGTAATACTTTCTTCTAATTCCTCATCAATATCAACATCTTTTCCAAGTGTCTTTTCTATCTTACCCTGCTCATTAATTTTATAAATTTTTTCAATATATTCTGCATTTTGAGGATTAAAGAATATATTTCTACTTACATAAGTACCAGAATTTACTGCAGACATTACATCCTGATCTTTAGTAAATTTTGGTTCCATCATTATTTTATAATCATTACCATCATCTTGTGCCCTAAACATACCATTATAATGGTATGTTGCTTTTGGTTCCTGTGAAACAAGTACGCTAACTGATTTAAAATTTAACCCTCTTTGTGTTTCGTAGAAGAAATATCCAGGATCACCTTTAACAGGAACAGCTTTTTTTGCCAATCTAAGAATCAATTCTATTGCATGTTTTCCTTTACCCTGAAAATCATAGATATTTTTACATTCATCTATAAATCTTCTATCTTTTGGAACTTTCAAGAAATCACCAAATATTCTTTCTACAGAAGTATTAACTGTTAAATTATTATATTTTTTAAAAATTTGTGTCTTTGAATTTCTCAAGTCAAACTGTGATGTTAACGGTAGCATAACAGCCTCACGACCAGATTCTTTACCTGCTTCTGGAACACTATTAACTTTCATGTGAGATCTTTTCCTTGTAAAATCTAATGTTCCATACTTAGATTCAATTTTAAAATTTATACGTTCATTACCAGTAATAGGTATTGTACTTTTAATAGAGTCACCAGCATCCACATAAACTAAAAGAGCAGTAGTAACAGGTGAATATAAACTTTCATAATACCTAAAATTAGTTACCTTACCTTTAAGATCTACTGGTTTCTTATTACCTGCTACATTTTTTCTAGATTTTAAAAGATCTATTTTAGTGTATTTTGATGCTCCTAATGCACTAGCCATTTATTTTCATCCTCCTTATACTGGTACAAATTGAGTTTGTGGTACAATTTTTTCTTCCTTCTGTGTAGCAACAATAATAGTTGTCTTAGTTTTACCATTTCCAGTTTGTTTAGAGTTCAATTTATTAATAGTATTAGACTTATTATTAGAAACTGATTTAACAGAAGCACTTGATACGTGTTGTCTTATTTCACTTTTCAGTTTATCAGTAACACGAATGTTTGCTATGGTTGAAAACTGACCAGAAGGGGTCGCCAATATACTATCTATCTTATTTTTAGAAAGAGTTTTAATAAATGACGCATTTGGTGTCTTAAGTTTTGATCCTTTTGCTGGAAATGTCTTTTCACCAGTTGTGTCAGGAGGAGCACCACCACCTGATAAATTGGGTTTTGGTGCATTATTTTTCTTTAAATTAGGTTTTTTATCTTTTTTCTCTATATCTTTTTCTGCCTTCTTCTGTACTGGAGGTTTATCATTATCTGGTGTTCCTGATGTTTCATCCTTCTCATCAGCCATACTAGCAGCATCAGATGCTTCTTGAGCAACTACATCCATATTTTTTGTTGCAGCATCAGTCTCTTTATCAATCTGAGATGTTCTTTTATCAATATCGTCTGTATTAATACCACCTATCCATTTAACAAATCCAACAATACCAGAACCAATAACTTGAAATGTCTTAACAACTCCATCAATAATTACTTTGTTATCTTCTTTCCACTTCTTAAAATTCTCCATAAGTTTTGGCCAAGAACTTATTAGCTGACCAATCAATACAGTAGCTCCAAATTGAACAATTTTTTCAATAAGACTCTGTGCAGATTTAATAGGAGATTTTAATGTCTTTCCCAATGCTGTTGATGGAGTTTTCTCCTCCATTTTTGCTTCTTTATCTTTTAACTTTTTCTCTTCAATTTGTTTTTTTATAACAAGTTCTTTCTCAGCACGAAGACTTGCTAGAGTTTTATTAGCACTGACAAGACTACTACGAATATTAGTAATATTCAACTTTATATTCTTAAGTTGTTTATGATCTACAGTCTTAGCCATTCTATACGTCTATCCCCAACATTTCTGGTACTTTCATCATATAGGGGTTTACTGCATTAGTAGAACTTACTTTAGTAGGTTCATTAGTACCTCCCATAGATATTTTTGGCATCTGTGGTGGAGGTGACTTAACTGTACCCATATCCATAGGAACCAAATTAATTTCAGATGCACCAGCCTCTTGAGAAATCATTTTTGCCGTTTTATGAGCATTTTCAACAGTTCCAGTAAATGATGCTTTAATTATCTCTGGTCCACCTTCACCAACTAAAACATTCTGACCCTTAGTTATAGGACCACCAATTTCTCTTTCAGCATCTATCTTATCTCCACCAGTAATAGTTCTTGCTTGAGTAACATCTTTAGCAATTAGTGCTGCATCTAATGCAAGTGAAACACCAGTTCCAACACCAGGAATTGTTGATGCTGCTCCTGATGCAACTTCCATTAATGCTCCACCCCAATCACCTTTTCTCAATCTATCTACAGCAAAGATGATACCCATACCTAATCCAACTAGAGGGATCTTCTTAAGAAGTGATTTTCCTATACCTTTAGCTGCAGATTTAGTAGCAACTTTTGTAAGAGATTTAGTTACAACCTTCTTAGCTACTTTTTCTCCTACTTCTTTAGTTACTTTTTTAGTTATTGCTTTAGATGCTGGTTTTGATCCTAATTTAAGAATCTTTGCAACATTTTTTAGAGCCTTAGTTCCTTGTTTTATTACTGTTTTTGCTACCTTAATACCATTCTTTAAGAATCTTACAATACCTCTAATAGCTTTTACTACCTGCATCACCTTTCTGATGATAAGAGCAGATGCTCCAACAATAGCAGCACCAGCAATCCATTTCCAATGTTTCTGTACCCAATTAAAGAACCCTGATATTGCTTCTCTATTCTTAGGATCCTTTAACCAATCAAAAGCACCAGTTACTAATTGTCCAGCAAAAATATTCAGTAAAAATTCCTTTAGCTTGTCAAACATACTAACAGCAGGAGCCATTATCTTTGCTGCTTTTTCTTTAACTCCACTAAAAATATTCTTTCTCTTTTTCTCTAAACCTGCTTCTTCATCTGCAAGTTCGTCTTCTTTTGCTCCTAATTTTAATTTATTAATTGCATCCTTATGTTCAGTGATTCTATTAGCAAAATCTAATGAAAGTGCATTACCAATATCCTTTATACCTTTGCTTATATCATCTAACTCAGAACCAGGAAGTTTTTGTCCTAAAGTAGATGAATGATTTTGTAATGTCTTTTTAATTATTGTTATCTTCTTTGCATTTACTGCAATCTTATCTCTAAGTTCACCAAAAATACCCTTACTATCTACCTTTTCTTCTTGTTCTGGTGGTTGTATAGAACTTGCAATACCACTACTAGGAACAATAGAACGACTTACTGGTACAAGACCACCGCCCATCTTTGGAACAATAGCACCACCTTTAAGAGGACTACTTCCTGCACTTATTTTTCTTTTTCTGAATACTGCCTTCCTATCACCAGCAGAAAGATACTCGCCCTTAGCAGTAGTGCCAGTGCTCCATATTGGTTCAGTTGGAAGTAATTTAGATGCCACTAGTTTGTTTTTGCTTTAAATTTTCTTCTTCAATGTACTGCTGTAATAAAGAAACATAGATTTCTCGTTCCCAGGGAATCATATTTTCGACCTCTGTTAATGAGTATTTATGATGTTGTACCAAAGCAAAGTTAATCTTGTAGTATGACTCAAGATTTGTATGAGCCATACCTAGCTGAAAAAAGCCGCTAGACCCTCCAGCACCACCTCCGATTCAACTTTAGTTTTTGGATTAGTAACTTTGAGTGTATGAGATAATTTAGGCATTGTCTCAAAGAATGTTTCAATACTCTTGAATTGTTTAGTATTCAATTGATCAACAAACTCCGAAAGTTCTTTCTTTGTAGAATCCTTACTTTCCCAAGTTTCTTCATCATTATAAATCATATCTATACAACTACTAACCATATCCATTGTAGTTTTAACATCAGTAGCACCTGTATCAAAATTACTCTCAATAAATTGCTCTATTGATGGGTATCTCAACTTCATTGAAAGTTGATCATCAAGTTTAACTATATTCTTATGTTTCCTATCCTTCTTAATTTTAATAGAATCAACATCAACCTCTGTTGTTACTGAAGTTTCACCATCATCAGGACAAACAATATTAACTTCTATAGTTTCACCAACAGACTTTCCTCTAACATTGAGGAAAATATATTCCATATCAAAGGTAGCCAGATTATGTAATTTGACTCCTCTTGTTAATATACAGGCATCTAAAATTTCTACGACTGCATTAGTAATCTGCTTTATATCCTCAGATTCTAATGCCATAATAAGAATTTTCTCTTCTCTTACTAGAAAAGGTCTATACTTAACTTTTTTCCCAGTAGAAGGAAGCACCAACTCATAGGTTGGAGTATTAATTTTTGGTAAAGGCATAATATGCGGTTACAATTCAGTTTAATTATTTATACGACCAATATCCATTATATATCGATCATAGTTAAAACTAATAGATACCTTCAAAAGATCTGCATTACCATATGATACTGGTAATGAAGTGATAGACTTTGGAAAAGCGTTCATAAATTGATAATCTAATCTTCTATTAAAGTTCTTCTCAAACTTACTAATATACATTGTATCAACTTTATAATCATCTGGATAATTCAATCTTCTATAATATCCTTTATGAGACTGATCAACATCAGCACCACTGGATATATAATCCATCCACCCCTCAAAACATCTTAATATAGTATAATTTTCGTCAACATAGAACGTAAAATCAATATCAGTATATATTCTCGTATGAGCAAATTCTTGTGGAACACCCATAAAATCACCCTTCACTTCCCCCGTAGTAAATGCAGAGGCAGGTAAAGATGCATCATTACAAAGTAATCCAGCTCTTCTGGATAGAAAATCTCTTGCATTACCAATACCTAACTGAGTAAGATAATTGGCAATAGACGGTTTTAATGTGGATAAACTTACCGCATAGTAATTAGTTTGTGCTAAAGGGCCAATAGCCGCCTTAGCATCAAACATATTCATTTTTTTAGCTAAAGGATTCGGCACTCTAAATAACTTGTAAGACTTCTTATATTATTATCTATTTAGATGGCTTATAAAGGTAAATATAGACCAGTCTTTCCGAAGAAATATAAAGGTGATCCAACTAGAATTATTTTTAGATCATCATGGGAAAAGAAATTCATGGTTTACTGTGATAAAAATACCAATGTTTTAGAGTGGGCAAGTGAAGAAATTGTCTTACCATACCGTTCTCCTGTTGATGGAAGAATACATAGATATTATCCAGATTTCTACATGAAAGTAAAAGAAAATGGAGGAGAAATCAAGAAATATATCATAGAAGTAAAACCATTTAAACAATGTAGTCCACCCAAAAAACCAAAACGTCAAACAAGAACTTATATGTATGAAGCCTATGAATATGCAAAGAATCAAGCAAAATGGGAAGCAGCAAGAAATTTTTGTAACGATAGAAAGTGGGAATTTAAAGTATTAACTGAAAATGAGTTAGGAGTCAAATGAGTCGCCTTCGTAGTATAAGAGAAAGTTTAACAGGAATGGAAAGTCCTGATGATTTGATGATGGAATTAATGGAAGCACTTAATGATACAGTAACACCTGTTCCAAATGTAGGACAATACTATATTTTTGTATATACACCTAAAACTCCTAATATTACATACGATCAAAATCCCTTTGTTGCAGTAACTGACGTTTTTGGTTGGGGTTTTCGTGGAGTAAATTTTCATTGGGGTCAAACACGACAATATACATGGACAGAAATTGCTGGACAGTTATATGAAGTTACTAATGCAGAGAGAAATGACCTTAATGGAATACCTTTCGCAAGATTCTTGCTAAATACTTAAAAATATAGGTCGATAAATGGCAATAGACTATTCCCAAAGACCAGATGGAATGTCTGCAAAAGAATATAGAAGGTTTTTAAGAA